CTTTGGGAAGATATGGATAGACTCAATTCCTTATATGAAGAACTCATGTGGGGTCATGATGATGTCTTAGAGTTTGTTCCTGACTATAAGAACGACAGAATTATTATCAAAAACAAATCAAAAGAATTAGATGAATAACTTCACAGTTTACTCCAAAGATGGATGTCCTTATTGCACAAAAGTGGTGAGGGTGTTAGAGTTAGCAAAGTTAAACCATGTGGTTTATAAACTTGGTGAACATTTCGATAGACAAAGTTTCTATGGACAGTTTGGTCAAGGTTCTACTTTTCCTCAAGTAGTAATGGATCACCAGAATATTGGTGGATGTACAGAAACAGTTCAGTATTTAAAGGAGAAAAGATTAGTCTAATGAAAGACGATTTTGAAAATGTATATGATATGGTAGAACATGCTATTGAGTATGCGTTCGAGGGTAAGATGCAACTTAAGTTCTATGATTATCTTAAGTATCGTAAGACTAGGAAGTCAGAGGTAGATTCTTTTGTAGAGAGTTCTACTGCTGCTGAAATATCTGATCAAGTATTAGAACTTGAACAATATATCCAAGGAGGTGCTGATAACAATCATAAACAATTACGTGAGGCTTATGGTCACATACCTAAACCTCAAGCAAGAAAAATAAAAGCATATTTGTATGGTATCTTAGAAGATGCATGGAGGTATCAAATTGACAGAAGACCTGGAAGAAGAAAAAAAGGATCTAAATAAAGACAAACCTCACATCAATAGAGGTGTAGAATTACTATTAAGAAATAGGAGGAAACCAGAACCACCCAAAACCTTTCAAGTAAAGTTTGGAAATTTAATTGCTCTATGGAATAGAGAGATTGTCTTTCACTTTAATTTTTACTTGGACATTAGAAAAAAATAAACTCACTGGAGGAGTGCCATGTCTGAAACACTAGTAGTAACTTTGACTCTCATGACAGTAATGTCTGCTCTTGCATTATTAGTAGGAGGTATGATAGGATGGATGGCAAGACAACATTCATATGAAACAACTCCACAAGTAGTTTATTCGCATCCAGAAATGTTTGATGCAAATGGGAACTTAGTTCCTGATGAAATTTTAGCTTTAAGAATTGAAAACCATGACAGAGAACTCGATGATGACAACGACGGGGAGTCCTAGAACTAAGAAGCCTAGGAAACCAAGGAAGACAGCAGCAACTAAGAAGCTTCCTTCTAACCCTTTTATGAATGAGATACTTGAATTGGTATCTGAGCAAAAGACTGATGCTAAGAAGGTTGCCCTACTCAAAGAGTATGAGTGTGATATCTTAAAGAGTCTTTTTATCTGGAACTTTGATGACTCAGTAATTTCTCTTTTACCACCAGGATCAGTTCCATATAAACCGAATGAGAATCCGTTAGGTACAGATCATTCCTCTTTACGTAGAGAGCAAAGAAATCTTTATATGTTTGTTAAGGGTGGTAATGATTCCCTATCTACTATCAGAAGAGAGACTATCTTTATTCAGATGCTAGAAGGTCTTCATCCTAAAGAGGCTGACATTGTGATTGCTGTGAAGGATAAGGCATTGGAAGATATGTATGATATTCCATATGAAGTAGTGGAGGAAGCTTATCCAGACATTGAGTGGGGTGGAAGGTCATAATGTCTTGTAATATTATTCATGAAAAGTGTGAGAAGTCAGCAGCAGATGATAAGTCATTACCACGTAATGCTTATCTTGTGACTTATGTTGCTGAAGAGAAGGTGACATATGATGTGGTTATGGCTGATAGTAAGGTAGATGTTTTTGATGAGTATTGGGACAAGTATAAGGAAGGATTGCAGAGTATAGATTTTGCTAATGGTAATGTAAAACCTTCTTTGTGGAATAAAAAACCTATTCCACCAGAAAAGAAAGTGAAGAGGAAAAGAAAATGAAAGATGAAGAACTGAAAGCTCAGATTAATGATATCATTGAAGGTGAGATTCAGAACGGAATCAATGATTATCTAGAGGCGCAAGAAGGTAAAGAGGATAGTGGAGTAGGATTTGTTGAGAATGAAGCAAAGGAATTAAATGTTAAGATATATAAGGATCAAGTAGATAAACTTATTAAAGAGTATAAAAGGATTAAGAAATTTAAAAAATCTAATCTAGGTCAAGTTCAGAAGCTAGGTCTAGTTGATAAGAATGGGAGGCCATTATGAGTAAGATTGATACTCAAGGGATGAGTGGTCCTGTTGATCCTAATTACAAAGGACCAGTAAGGATACAACCACATAAACCTATGATGATATATCCTCGTAGGTTACATACTCCAGAGATGGTTAAAGAATTGAAGATACTTATTAATGAAGTATTGGATGAAAGGGAAGGTAAGACTGGTCAATCATATTTTGATAGAGATGCTTTCAAGCATCGTATTAATGAACCTGAACCAGAATATAAACCTTGGTCACATCAATCACCATATAGATTAGACGAGTTACAAGAATGAGACTTGGCGTTATGTGTTCTGGAAACGGAACCAACTTTGAGAACATAATTACAAATCCTATATGCAATAAGCATGAAGTTGTGTTGATGATACACAACACCAAAAAGTGTGGTGCTGTTGCAAGAGCAGCAAAGTTTGGTATCCCTCATGTAAGGATACCTCATAAAGATGAAGATAGAATGATAGAAATGTTTAGGGCATGGAATGTAGACCTTATTATTCTTGCAGGTTATATGAGAGTATTGCAGAATCCATCTAAGTTTCCTGCTCCTATTATAAATGTGCATCCTTCATTACTTCCTAAGTATAAAGGATTACATGCAGTAGAACAGGCAATGGAATCTGGTGATGAAGAAACAGGATGTACTGTTCATTATGTGAATGAGGAACTTGATGGTGGTGAAATAATTCTTCAAGGAAAGGTTCCTATTTTACCAGAAGATACTGTAGAATCATTAACTAAAGCCATTCAAAGAATGGAGTATGGTGTATTACCAGCAGCAATAGAACATGTTAAGCAACAACTATTACAACAAGCTAGTTGATATCTGCTGTAGAGTGGTATCAACTGATGGAGAAGTCACTTTGGAAGAAAGAATCTGGATGACTAAGTTAAAGGAGAATAATAGACATGCAGAGAAGGTGGTCAAGGGATTTGGTATCACATAATACAGAACTACTTGACTATATAATATAACTGTGTTAGTATTAACACATCGTTCACCTCACAAGAGGCGCAAGTAAGCCGACTCGGAACGGATCGTTCATCCCTTAGGGGACGCACAAGTTGACTGAAGGAACGGGGCAAAAATCCCTACTACTTTGGAGTAACACAATGGCACAAGTCACTTATCGTGGTGTCAAGTATGACACTGATACACGCAAAGCAACAAGCACACATCAGGTTCAAGAAACCTATAGAGGTGTTAAGTTCCAAAAAGAACTAGCTACTGCTTAAAGAATCAAGGGGGTTTACATACCCCCTTTTTTAATATATAATTGTTAAAAGGGTATAGACTTATGACACTTCACATGAGAGAACAATTATTAAGAGCTGTGCTTGCTCATGCTCAAGGTGAGATAGAAAAGCATAAGGTTAATGTTAATGTATACTTAGAGAATCCTGTAGGTATAGGAGAGCATTCAGATATTACAGAAGCAATTCAAGAAGAGTTGGATAAGATTGCTAGATATCATGACCAGATAGAAGTAGTCAATAAGTATTTTACAAGAAATGGATAGAGATAAATTAAAACTTATAGTTAAGAATCTTAAGTTGCTAGTTGATTCTCTTGAGTCTGAAGTATATTCTGATGTGTCAGCATATAAATACGAAAGCACACCCCAGATCACAGATTACGACGAAGTATTTGACGACGATGATGGGTATCCAGACTAGTATGAATGAAGGACAAGAAGGCAGCAAAGAAACTTTTAAGATTAGCAAAGGAACATCCAGATTGGTATAGCAAGAAAGATGTTTTCTATGCCAAGATGATTAAAAAACAACTGAAACGTGAAAAGAAACAACATGAACGTGAAATTAGTAACAGTAACCCC